CGGCATGGATTTTAGTTGCTTGTGTATCCAGCGTGATCGTTCCCGAAGAAACTGTTTTAGCCGGTTGCACCGCACCATCCGCTAATACTGCAACGGACTCACCTTCCAAATGACTAAGACCAGTTATCGTAGTTGTGGCAACACCGCTATAGGTCAAACCTGAATCAACAAAGAAAGCATCATCCTTTGTAACGCTTGAAGTAGATCGGAACAATGGTTCAAGACGCTCAACGTATCGCGCTGTAGCACCGTTCACTGTACGCTTCACAACTATCCACACTTCATCTGAGCTGCCTGACGGGATAGATGCCACCGATTCAACAACAGCGTTGCCGCTACCAAACGATCCACCAACAACGTGCCGGGCCCAAGCATACACTGACTGATCTTTGATGTAGGTCAGAGAACAGAGAAGACCTGAAGAAGTGACCACCCAAATTATACTGTCCGGGGCTTGCTGATATGCGAATGAACTGATGGTCCCGTTCACCTTGAACAGATGCTCAGATACAATGTTCATGTCGCTTGCCTGATAGCTGTCACTCTCAAACTGGTAGACAAACTCACGCAAGGCAACGCCACTACGCTGAGAGAATAATACTGCCGGCCCGATACGAACCGGCTGGATCTCAAGCGAACCATAAGCAGTCTGTGGCGTGATGCTGACATTGGTAGGAGTAATAGGTTCAGATATGGAAGATGCCTTCAGCTGCCATTCACCACCGGCTGTACCGATCAGTAGACTTGGCCCGGAATCCATCCACCGAATCTCATTCACCCTATTTGATGCAATCGTGTAGGATAGCCCGGAGTCGTTGGCAACAGTCGAATCTGATTCGGTAGGCTCAAAGTTCTCAAAGTCTCCTGACTTGCTTGCCCATATTGTCTGAGTCTGATTATCGTTGTTCGCAAACCAAAGACGCTCTTCATGAAAGATCACACAGCTAGGCCAACCGGTTGCAGTACCCCATGCACCATTGCGCCATGTCTTTGTCTTGGCATCATTCTTGTACGCATCACCGTCACGATCCTTCAGGGGCATGGGACCACCAAGCTCAACGACAACCTGAGTTGCGCTTGTGTATGTAGTTACCTTGGCCCATACCACTTGACTGTCAAAGCGAAGACGGAACGGACGGTTGACATCTGTGGCTACCCAAATGTCGGTAATTGATGTCAGGATAGCAGTGATGGTCCTACTGGAAAGCGTCAGGGTGCCACCAACAGCAAGACTCACCAAGGTCAGTGCTGCACCTATTGTCACCTTGTTCCTATCAACTGCTGAAGCACCGGCATCGTAGTCTGTGATCTTGTGCCATGTGGCAGCAATCGGGTCAATGTTGATATACCTGTTGATATATGTTTCATCAAAAACAGAATGGGATGCAGCTAAGGTAGGTGCGGCATAGGACTGCAAGGTAACTGCAGAATCAAGCTCAAGGATAACGTTTTCAAGGGGCTGTATAGTAATCACTGTTGCTGATGTGTATGCAGTGACTAATCCTATGGTTGTCTGTCCACTTCCACTATCATACTCAACATACTTTCCTACGTCACCAACAACAAAGTCGTTCTCAGTGGATGTCAGCGTAGCTGTGTCTGATATGCTGCTGACGGTCACTTCGTTGTCACCCTCATGTTCATCAAGGTAAGGGCCATCAAGAGCGGTAAACAGTGAAAGGGTCCATACTGTGTGGCTGGTACGTGATAGCTGCCGGGGCTGGTAGTCAGGGTGACAGATAAACAAGACATCTGCGCTTTGAGCGAAGTACAGCTTGCTCAAGTCAGCTTCGGCATAGGTGGTGACAACCTCAACCGGGACATCCGGGGCTGACTCAACGATACCGCCATCACGATAAACCCGGATGTACAGATCGCCAAACTCAAGGATGTATGCCTGTGTGGTAGAGAACTCAAAGGATACCAGCCGGCAAGCCTTAGCTGCGTTCTTGGCTGCATTTATGAACTTTGTACCGGACCTACGGGTAAGACCACCTTGCGGCCTGACAACGAAGTTCTGGATCTCTTGGGCGCCGTTGTAGTAACGGTCAACATCAACACGGCCCTTGAGTAGCGGAGACACTTCACCTGACGTGAAGTTGGTCTGTATTGTATTTGCTTGTGCCATTATCGGCTACTTCTGTCTTCAAGGGTTGCGAAACGTGAAGCGACCCATTCACTTGCATCCAGCATTCGCCGTGAATCCTCCTGACCATCAACAGTCTTCGCGCTTTTCATGACTCGCTCAAACAGACCAAACATGGAGTCACGAACGTTGCCATTCTGCGTTATCGAATAGGCGATGTCAAAAGCAAGGTAACTGGCAATAGCTTCTGCCAACATTGAATCCATAAGCGATACATCTTCAAGGTCATAGACATACTTCAGCTCAATCTCGTTCGCGTCTGAAAGAATGTTTCTGCCTTCAATGCGATACTCAGGGTCATCGTTTATGTTGACTTCAAGGATACGGATGCAGTCAGAAGGAAGCTGATGCTGATATGCAAAGTCAAAGTCAGGGGTAGATGTGGTTGCAGACGTAGTTGTGCGCTTTATTGCACAGTTCCATGGGTGCATCCGAAGCACTACCTGACGAACAAAGTCAAAACGGATCTTGGATACTTGCGCCTCTTTGGAATCGTCATCAACGGAAAGGATCGGTTCTGCACCGATCTTGACAAGAGCACTGTTGATAATATCTACTTTACTGACACTCATGTTTTACCCCTGAAAAAACACCCCGGGGCAGACTAGCCACCCCGGGGTATCGTTGCATTCCGTTGATAGCTGGTTAGTCTAAGACGTATTCAGCTTCGAAGTAGGCATCAGCCGAAGTGCCCCAAGCATCAGTCTCAGCCGTAGCTGTGACAAAAACTTCCTTATCGAAAGTTATACCAACTGCTGCTTCTGTGACAATCGCCTCTTCACGAACATTAGCCGTAGCCATATCCAGATCAGCGGAGATCAGGTCAATATCATCCAGCGAAGTTTCAGCTTTGTTGTAGTAACCACTACCGTCAGCACCGGCAACACCAACATCACAGGCTTCCGAAGAAGAACCCATGCTGTCAGACGTAACCTTCAGGCTCACCAAACGAGCACCGGCAGGAATACGAACCATTGCTACCGTTGTGCCGTCAGCAAGACCAGTTGAAGCATTAGTAGTGTACTTACCGTAAGCGTACCGAAGCCGCCCACCCTGCTCATTCGTGTCACTAGGCGTATTCGCCGCTGCACGCTGTTCCGTCAGTTGATTGCTATACAATGTAACTGCCATTGTCAGGCCCCTTATTTTAGTGGCTTAGCCCCGGGTTGTCCGGGGCACAGCCAAATTTCATTTACGCAGTTTCGTCGCAGGAGACTTCAATCACCTTGACTTCTTCCATCCGTACCGCTCCACGGTCATGGGACACGTAGACCTGCACACTGTTCCGCTTGTCACGGCGCGGCCCAACGTCTACCTCAATCTCTCCACAGGTGGAGAAAGTTATGGCAGATTCCGGGTAGAACATACAGCGGCGAATGCTGGATGCTACCGGCAGCAATTCAGTCTGGATGAACTCAAAGCCCATGAACGTATCAACTTCACCGTTCACAAGTGCCTTGACCACATTATAGTCATTGCTGGTTACTTCAGTCGTGCGAAGCAAGCTGTCAATCTGAGAAGACGTTACAGCAGCATAGACCATCTCACCTTCCATGATCGCTTCCTGCGAACGCAGAAGATGACGGGCCCGACGCAGCTTGGCAATAGTCAAGTTGCTACTGTCAGAACCACTTTCCGCATAGGTCACTGCGACCTTAGATGCTGAAGGAAGAACTGTTGCAGTTGAACCAGTCTTGTCAGAGTACGCTGTACCAAGACCTTCAGTAATGATGATCTCGTCATCAGTCCGACCAAACGCTGCGACTGCATTGATAACGTACTTGGACGTAGGATCTGCAAGCAGACGTACCTTGTCCTGACGGTCAATCATGTCAGCCCAATCGTAAGGCGTACAATGGACGCGCCGGCGACTGTGCGGCGTATTTACCAGTGGCGTGTCACCATGGCGATTGGTAATCTTCACGGCAGATGTCGCGCCGATCTGATCAAAGAATTCGTACTCACCAACCTGCGTTTCGTTCATGACGGTTCGCCGCAAGCGACTACCACGCTGCTGCGAGAGAAGCTGGATGTTCTCACGATATGCGTTCACATAAGCTGTTCCGACTTGGATACTCATAATTTCACCCTTTCACAAATGTTATTCAATTACAATTTGCGGTAGAGCTACCCAATCGGACCCTTCCTGCGTTCGGTGCTACCGTCAGGTTTCAACCTGAAATAGCTGGACCCTCACGGGCTACCCAACGAGAACTGTCAACGTTTTACACAATAGCGGAACCAAACGCAAGAACTTTTTTCAGCTATCAAGAACTTTTTTTCAGCTATCCGGTGTGAGCTGTTCCTGAAGGCCAAGCATTCGTGCTACTGCTGCGTCATGGCCCGGTTCGCTTCTGTTCATGTAGGCTTTCATAAAGTTGCTATCCAGCTTCAGCTTTGCTATCTCCTGAACTGCGTGACCGGCACCACCAAAGACAACAGACTTGCCACCACTGCGCGGATTGTCTTCGCCATAGTTTTCGCTCATAGTGGCAAGGAACTTGATGAAGGCCGGGTTCCTGCCAAGACCGCTGTTGTTGATAGCGTCCAACAAGCTGGGTTCACCAATCTGCTTGACCATATCAAGGGAACGGTCCACGTTGCCCTGCATCTTATCGCCCCATTCCTTGCGTAAGGATTCGTTGCATTCCTGAACCTCAAGCTGTGCCTGACTGATTGCCTGTTGGTTAGCGTTGTTCAGGTCATCCATGTAGAACTTGACAACTTCACTGGCTTGCTTCTGGCTCAACCCTGATTCGTGGGCTGACTTGAAGAACTCTTTGAACCCGTCATTGTCGGCAGGTAGCCCTTCAGGAAGCTCTATCCCGTCGAGCTTGTATTCTTCTGGAGTCGATGGTCTACCCAACTTCTCGTAATGTTCGCCCCACTGTTCAGGGGTCCAGTCTTCTTTCGGAATTGGCATACGGTCAGCGCCGATAACCTTCTGTGCGTTCTCCATCTGGCTCCACATATCGTCATGTGACTTGATGTTCAGGGCCCATGGCTTTTCTTTGTACTGATCAGGGATAGTGAACTCTGGTGGTGTAATCACCGGGGCCGGGGTTCCGGGCTCAAGTACGGTTGGTGTCGGGGTTGGGGTTCCGGGCTCACTCATAACGTTCATCCTCTTGCTGTATGCCTTCTTCCATCAGACCCAACAAAGAGGCATCATCCTTGTTGAGCTGCCTGATTATGTGGAGGACTAACACCCTCGCACCCTCGTTCATGAGAATAGCGTCACGGCTCTTCGCGCCAAGAGCTGTGGATTTACCTATACAACCCAACTTCATTAGGTCAAGTAGGACTTTCTTACCTGTGGATGTACCGAAAACAGTACGGTACGCATCCTTGGTACGAAACAACTTATCTATGTGTTTCATATTTGTTTACTGGAAATTCTTGTTTGCTACAGACGCATCCTTGATGGCACTTGCCATCTGCTGACCTTGCGCCATTTGCTGCTGCTGTTGCTGCTGCTGTGCACGGCCTTCACGGATTTGCGCTACCTGAGCATCATCTCGTAAAACTTTGCGGCTCACATCACGGTACTTTGCCAGTTCCATGACTGCGGCATCTACGTCAATACGGTCCATCACTTCAGGTTTCACTGCTGCGAACTGTGCAACGTCCTGAAGGAATCTCTGGATCTGGATTGCCTTGCCACCAAACTGTGCCAACGCTGCCGGGGATATGTACTGGATCTCATAGCTCTGGTCAGTCAGCGACTCAGGAGCCAACGGCAGACGGTTGTGCTTGACCAACAGATCGAAGGTGCGCTGGAGCATGGGGCCCAACAGCTCGACTTGGAGCCGGCCCAACATAGGTGACATCTGACGCAGCATCTCATCACGGTCATCTGCAATCTCTGTTGTGGTCTGACGCTGCTTCTTCTTGCCCCGGATCAACCAGTCTACAAAGAAGCTCTTGATAATGCGGTCACGATGATAGCCTATGAACTCAATGCCGATGTCAACACGCCCGTTGGTCTGTAGTGGGGTGATCAGGTCTGAGCCCTGTTCGTGCATCAGCAGACTGCCCGGGCTGGTCCGTAGTGGGCTCATGAACCCGTCACTTGGCACCTGCAAGGGTGGATCAACGATCTTCTGTGCACCTTTGATCAGGGTCTTTGCCATGGCGTTCACCATGCGGATGTCGGGTAAGCAATCCATTGCCGGGCTACGACCATACGTTTCGCCGCTGAGCTTGGTCCAACGTGGGACGTGATAGGGGAACGCATCAAAGCCACCTTCGCTGATCAGCTCTGCATCGTCTACCAATGCCCATACTGAAGCAAATGCCTTGTTCAGCTTATCGTACTTATACACATCACGGTCCTCTCTTGGGAAGGTCATGTGTAGGACTTGGAACTCACGGTTCGGTACGTCTTTGCGGATAGCGTCTGCTACCGCTGATGGGGTCTTGTCACCAAACCGCTTGCGGATCTGGAGCGCGGTCATCACCTTGAGCCGGCCCAAGGTATCAATCACACCGTTGTCATCTTCGCCAATGAAACATTCTACCAAGGGGAAGGAATTGAACATGACGTGCCGGTTGTCGGCATCGTAGTCCTGAAAGATTACAGCAGTACCAAACGCGCCAACGTCCATGTATGTCTCATGGATGCTTGGTGCAAAGTTCACTTCGGGACGCTGATACTCTGCGTAAACAGAATCACCTACCAGTTCAAGGTAGGCCATCTCTTCTGCGCTCAGGCTTGGTCTGCCTTCAATGCCAAGCGTGAACCATCGTTCGGTGGGGCTGGTCAGGAAACTGTTGAGCCCGGCTGATAGCTGGCCTAACGCCCACAACGCTGTACCATCAAAGATCTTGTCAACTTGGCTCTTGCCTTTGCTGGTGTAACGATAGAAGTCATCTGTGCTTGGGCGAACGTAATCTTTTAGGTCTTGCCATAGACCTTCCCACATCCAACGCCCGTTCTTCATTTCATCGAACCGGTGAACTATATGCCTAGCATTGTTCTGTGCCATTAGGATGCTCCAAGTACTGTTGTTCCACCAAGGGCGCGTCTACGAACCGGGGCCTTGCCCGGGGCTCCAACGCTGCTTGTCAAAATGGTTGAACTCCTGCCTTCACGGGACGGTGAGGACGCGAAGATGCTCAGGGTACGCCTTCTCGACTTCGCTTGTGCTGTTTCGTTTGCGGAGCGGCGTGCTGCTTGATCTGTTGTTGGGGCAGGGGCCGGTGGTTTCGGCGCGTCTGGTAGTGTCGGGGGATCAGGCATCTTCGGGGCTTCGAAGGAAGGCATCTCAAATTCAAAGTTGGCTGATGCATCAGCTGCCGCTTGAGCGTCCTTCGCCGCTTTGCGCTGCTGGTCAATAGAGTAAATTGCTGCACCTGCACCAACTACTGCTGCACCTGCAGTAATAGCACCACTGTAAGCCGCTGCGGCTCCTGCAACTGTAGCCATCATTTATCTCCGTTGAAAAACATCATCAATGTTGCGTTCGTATCTGTCTCCACAAACCCAAGGCGTTTGAAGATTCTGAGTAATCCTTCATTCGCTGAATAGAAATGTACAATACTGATACCAAGATCGCAAGCAGTTTTATTTAATACTTCGATTCCTTTGTTCAGGGCTATCGCTGCAACTACTGGCTTTGCTTCGGGATTTGTGACGGGCCAACCAATGATTGCGGTCTTGCCACAGGTGGAAATGTACATCCATGCTGCTGCCTGTGGCCCGGCATCATCTTCCACAACTATTCCCAACGGCGGCATCAGGTTCATGTCTATCGCCTCAAAGCCGTGTTCAATGAACCAAGGGCCCAAGGCGTCATGATCGCTTTGTGAGTAGGGCCGGGTTTCCATCAGTAATCCAATATGTCGTATTCGCTGTCAACGTGGGTGGGGTGCTTCTTCTTGTTGCCGATGATATGCGAGATGCCCATGCAAAGATAACGCATTGCGTCTGCCGGGTGACTGGTCCAGTCGTGGGCCGGCTTGTTGCGATAACCTTTCTGACGGA